GAACTGACTGACTACATCAACGAAGCGAGAAATCGCTTGGTGCGCGATACCGGCTGCCTTCGCACCATTCAGATGTTGAATACCGTCACCAGCCAAGAGATCTACACGTTTTCATCAATGCCGCAGGGTGCGCAGACGATGGATATTGTGAACATCAACCTGTATTGGGGCAACAGCCGCGTTCCTTTGCGCTATCTGGCGTGGAGTGATTTCAACGCGCAGCTTCGCTATTGGCAGAACTACATTGGACGCCCAATCGCGTTCACCATGTATGGCACTCAGACCTTTTACCTTGGTCCTGTGCCTGACCAAGTTTATGCAATGGAAATCGACACGGTTATTGAGCCAGTGCCGCTCGTAAACTTGTCGGACGTAGACCCTATTCCCGATCCTTGGACTTCTCCAGTGGCTTACTACGCTTGCCATACTGCCAAATACAAAGAGCAGTCTTACGGCGAGTCCGAGATCTTCAAGAACGAATACATCAAAAAAGTGCAGAACGTGCTTGCTGGCACATTTACGCGCAGGCTGCCTAATCCGTATAGCTCAGGGTATTAACCTATGGCGTCGGCAGAGCAGCGCAAACAGTATCTGGTCATCAAAGACTTTAGGGGTATCAATACTCACGCCAATCGCACGGCAATTCCTGAGAACGAATTTTCGTGGCTTGAAAATGCGATGCCTATTGGTTCAGGCAATCTTAAGATTGTCCCGGCTCAGATCTCAGTCACAAACAGCGGCGGCAATGTAGTTACCTGGACCACGGCGACAACTTATTTTACGTCGTCTAATATCAATTTGTCTGACTATTTGCTTTCATTCCAGAGCAACGGCGCAGCTGAGGATTTTAATATCCAAACGGCGACTAAAGGCACTATTGCATCTGCGGGTAAGTTTAGTGGATCGGGATTGCGCTCGGCTCAATGGAAAAATGAGCGTTTGTTGATTCTTGACCCGGCAAACGGGTTGTATAGTTGGAATGGTAATAACGTAGTCGCCATTGGCTCCGTTGGCACGATCGCAATTACCAACCCTGGAACCGGCTATACTAGCGCACCGTCTGTATCTATTAGCGCGCCGAATGACGCAAACGGCGTTCAAGCTACGGCCCAGGTATCGCTTACCGGCACTGCGGTATCTTCCATCACTTTGACTAACGCCGGTTCTGGCTACACAGGGCCGGTAACAGTGACTTTGAGCGGTGGTGGTGGATCAAGCGCAACTGCGGTTGCTAGTTACATTAGCTTTGCGACCGGCACTGTTGTTGTAAACCTTCAAAGCGGTGGCACAGGTTATAGCGCCACTCCCACGGTCACTATTTCCGGTGGTGGTGGCGCAAATGCGGCTGCCAAAGCGGTTGTTGTCGCCAATGTTATCACGCAGATTGTGATGACTAACTTGGGCAACGGTTACACGTCCAACCCGTCTGTCTCTATTACCGATTCTACGGGTTCAGGAGCCATTGCTACGGCGGTTGCCAGCACTAGCCCAAACATAGACGTGGCGACGTTCTCGGGGCGCGTGTGGGTGGCTCAAGGGCGCACGGTGTATTACTCCGCCGCAGGCTCATACAGCGACTTTGTGACCGTTTCTGCGGGCGCTGTGACGCTGACCGACGAAACGCTGCACGGCAACATTCAGGGCCTACTTTCGGCCAACAACTTCCTCTACATTTTTGGTGACGACAGCATCAATGTGTTTTCTGACGTTCGCGTTCAGAGCAACGGCACAACGATCTTCACCAACACCAACGTCAGTGCGTCTGTTGGCACTAAACGCGTCTACAGTTTGTTCCCATACTTCCGCAGCGTTTTGTTTATGAATGACTACGGCGTTTATGCGTTGGTGGGTTCTACGACAACGAAGTTGTCTGACGCTTTGGATGGCATATTTCCGCTCATTGATTTTTCGCAGCCTGTAAGTGGCGGTCAGGTGCTGCTGAACGGCATTCTTTGCGCTGCGTTTAATTTTTACTACCAAGATCCTGCGCAAGGAACGCGCCCGCTTCAAGCAGTGTTTTTTGACAAAAAATGGTTCCTGACTAGCCAAGGCACCATCAAATATATTAACGGCGTTCCGGTTGGTGGGGTGCCTTCGATCTACGGCACTGACGGTACATCACTGGTTAAGCTATACCAAAGCAGCACAGCCAGTATATCGTCCAACGTGCAAAGCGCGCTGTGGACTATGGGAGATATTATACGAGACAAACAGGCTTTGAAATTTGGCATTGAAGCCACTTTGACCAATAGCGGCGTGTTCAACGTCACTGTTGACAGTCAAGTCAACTCAAGCCCGATCTACACGCTAACAAACCAAGTGCCTTGGTTTAATTCATCTGGCGCCTTTATACCGTGGGTCAACAACGTCTCATCCATTATTCCATGGGACTTTACCAACGGTTATTACCTTTACAAAAGCGATGCCCAACAGTGGGGCAAATATATCGGGTTAACCATAACCTCTACTTACGGCGGGTTTGTGATAAACACGCTTGAGACAGAGCATGAGCTAAGGGCGAGGTTCTAATGACTACACTCCCGCTGACTGTTCCATATACCTTTGGCAACACGACTACTCAGAACCAGTTGACCTACTTGGATACGGATTTTACGACTATTTTCAATGCCGTGAACGGCATCGGGAATGGTTCAGTCACGCTTTCAACGCCCGTCATAACGGGTGCGCTGACCCTTTCCACCCCCCTGACCGCAGCCAACGGCGGCACCGGCGTCTCGGACGCATCGCTCACACCGATCACGGCCACGGGGTCAACGACTGCTCGGACGTTGGGGGCGAGGGCGCAGCGTCCGTTCAACGTCTTGGACTACGGGGCGTACACAGATGGCACCACAGATTCCTCATCTGCTTTTTTGGCTGCATACAACGCGGCGGGCGCGGCTGGAGGCGGGCAGGTGTGGGTTCCAGCCAACATCAATCCTTATATCGTCGGAGGTTTGACGTTAAGCGCCTACAACAACGTCTCTTTTGTAGGCGAAAATCAAACAGCCAACACTGCGGGCGGAGTGAAATTAAAAGCGGCTCTTACCTCCAGCACGATGTTTACTGTGTCGTCCGTAGCGGGCGTGTTCTTTGAAAACCTCTTTTTCACGTCCGCCTCACAGCAAACATCGGGCGCATACATTACGTTTACCGGGTCCAATAACTGCGGGGCGAGAAAATGCTGGTTTACGCAGGGATATGACAATATCCAGATTACTAATGTCTCTGGTGCTTTGTGGTTTGACACTTTGCAGGTGCGAAACTTCAATCACGACGGTGTGCTCATCACTGGCGGCTCACATGATCTATTCTTTAACAATGTCATCATGGATCAGGACAGCAGTGCCTATACCCCGAATGCTGGCTTTGAAATTCCCTACATGGGGGGCGCGTTCGTATTAACAAACTCTGATATTCTGCATTGCCACCAGGGTCTGTTGGTTAATCCCGGCGCCGGCCAGTTCAGCATTTGGGGCTACCTCTCAAATGTAACCTTTGACACTTCCGACTTTAATATCGCCGCGTCTCAGGGCATCGGCATGAATTTTTCCGTTACCAACGGAGGAATTGTTCAAGGCTGGAAGTTCATTAACACTTGGGCCGCGACCGCCTATGTCGGCATCCGTTTAAACGCTGATACTAATCCAAGCTCTTTGATTGCCCGCATGGATTTCACCGATGTGCAGGTGCTTAACAACCTGACTAACGGCATACAGATTTACCATTGCGAGGACATCGACTTCATCAATCCCGACATCTACGGCAATTCTACTTCTTCAAGCGGAACATACTCTGGCGTGTTAATCGGGCAATACACAGACAGCGTTAAATTCTCGATGGGGGAAATCGGAGGAACGCCTCCGGGATATACAAACCTGCAAAGCTACGCGATAGAATTACAAAGTGGTTTTGCTGGTGTTTTAACCGTGAACGGAACTAAGCTGACTTCGGCCAATTCTCCAGTAATTTTGCAGACAGGTTCCGCAGGGTATGGGTCAAGTGTTTCGCAAGCTGCTGGGTTTAACCCGCAAGGAACTGCATTGCAGACGGTTGGGGCCTCCCCTTATACTTACACGG